TTATTATCAAAAACTAGCAGCTGTTTTATTAACGGCTCTTCTACCCCAAACATCAATTTTTATTACAGTTGGTGTCTTAATTGTAATTGACTTCTTCTGTGGGGTTTATAAGTCAATTAAAAATGGTGACCACTTCTCATCTAAAAAAATGAGTCATACCATTTCGAAAGTTATATTTTATAACCTGGCTATCATAACCGGTGCCCTAATCCAACTCCATATTATGCCACTCATTCCATTTGTTACTCTAATAGCATCATCAATCGCTATCATAGAATTTACTTCTATCACGGAGAATATAACAGATATACTAGGATTTGATATTTTTAAGAAGGTTAAAGAATATTTAAAAAGACCCACCAAATAGTGGGTCTTTATTTTTTAAGTTATACTAATGATGATACCATTTCTAATATTGAAAGTGTTGGCTCCAACTGATACTGTTCCAGTCATTCCATAAAATTCATTTACACTATCACCAGTTGAAACGGATCCAGTAATAAATATGTCTTTAACAATCGTATCATTACATCTATTGGAGAAGGTTAATCCACCCACACCACCATCAACACCAAGTAATATCGTATTTTGAGAGGTTAATAATCTAACATTATTAGATCCTATCATTGTGTTGGATGATGACCCAGATATATATCCATATTCAGATCCTATTATATTATGGTTTACTCCACCACAAGTACAACTAAATTTACTATTTAAGATAGAACCACGACAGGTATTAGTTATACAAGATCCTTCAGACCCTAAAATGGTTGTTGTATTACCACCATTCGATCTATTGGAACAACCACCTAAGATAGATGTATATTGAGAACATCTTAAACTATTATTTTGACCACCTAAGATTAAGGATCTATTAGAAGCACATAGATTTTGATATACACCACCCATAATCATTGAGTGACAAGAACCAAAATATACACTATTAAACTTACCACCAATCACACCAGAGTTATGAGATGAGTTACAAACACTATTGAATTCTCCACCAATGACCAATGAGTGATTTGAATTATGGATATTATTATTAGTTCCACCTATGTTTGTATCATTACATCCATTATTAATTCTATTATTACACCCACCCATAATAGCTGAGAATGATGATCCAAAATGAGCATTTGAATAACCACCACCTACAAATGATGAATTGGCGTTATATAGAGCATTGAACCTACCACCAATGATTGATGAGCATTGACTAACACATATTGAGTTAGAGGATCCACCTATGATAGCAGATACCGTTCCTCGATCCATATTATTAAACTCACCACTGGTCATATTTGATAGAGATGATAGTTGCATAAAACTATTTTTATTATTTATGATAGATGATATATCAGAAGAACAGATGTTGTTATAATTACCACCTATGATTGATGATTTATCAGAACAAAAAATAACGTTCATTGATCCAACATTAGTTGATGAAGAACTAGAACATCTTATATAATTACAATTACCACCTGATATAATTGAGAATTGAGATCCTAATGTGATAAAGTTATCTTGACCACCTAAAATTGATGAATAGTGAGATGAATAACACATTTTATTAGAAGACCCACTATTAAATCCATAATTAGATCCCATTACTTTGTTACATTGACCACCTGCAATGGTTGCTCTATTAGATCCATGGATTGTGTTACAAGCTCCTAAAATGGAAGCATGTATAGAACCACATATCTCATTATTCACACCACCTATAATACTAGAACATCCAGATAAACACGTATAGTTATTAACACCACCAATCACCGTTGAATAAGATGATAGACAATGTCTATTATTATTACCATTAATAATAGTTGAATTGGGTGAAGAGCATATAATACCACTTCTACCACCTAAAATAGCTGAATCATTACTTTGGTTTATTGTCCCGGAACAAGCTCCTAAGATGGTTGATACACAGGAATTGGTTATGGTGTTTTGACGACCACCCGCCATAAAACTTAAACAAGCATAGTTGTTTATTTGAGATGAGCAGTTACCTATCATAGCCACATGTCTGGAATTATTACCAATAGTATTGTCTCTACCACCTAAGATTGTCGCGTCATAAGATCCACCGATGGTGTTATTCTGTCCCGTTAAAAATCCAAATTGGGTGTTAGCAAAGCAAGAACCAAATCCCGCAATCACCGCTCCAAATGATCCATAAGAAACCCCTGAGTTACAAGAGTTAAGGAACCCAATTGAGTAAGCCCCACCAAAATTATTGTTGGCTCCACCAATCATAGTAGCATTACTACCAAAAAAGTTGGTTGTTCCAGGTGATCCAATCTTAGTCAAGTTATTAGATGTTTTTATAACGGAACTAGGTGATGATGTTAATCCGGTTCCAGTTCCAAAAGCCACTTCATTTAGATCGATAGAACTACCTCCAACACCAGTAGCACCAACACTTCCTTGAGGACCAGCGGGTCCCGTTATGCCAATACCAGTGGATCCGGTATTTCCTTGAGGTCCAATCGGTCCAGCAATAGAACCAGTTCCTAATGATATTTGTGTATATTGAACTTCTTTTGTCACTGGGTCTAAGAATAAAAATCTATAAGAACTACTAGAAGGTTGTTCTACTAATGAGTTCATCTTAATAGAACTATTAGATAGTCCAATCCCAGTGTTATCCACTATAATTTTACTATCTAAATTAACATCTCCTAATTGATTTATATCACCATTGATATTAACACCACCATTCAAGTTTAGACTTGGAGTATTAATATCTACATTTGAACTAGCACCTAAAATAAACGTGGTTCCGTTTAATGAGACATTTGTATATGATCCACCCAACTCTACATTATTACCAGATCTAATCAATCCATTAGAGAACCCTAAGTCTATATTAGATTTAAACTCGGTCCAATTACTCTGACTTAAATTCTTGATAAAATATTTAGAGAAATCATTATACTTATAACAAATAAATAAAGTCTCTGATGATAAGGATCTTTTAAGAACCATTAATAATGATTTTCCATTGGTTGGGTATTCATTACCTAATCCAAAAGGAGCTGTTGATTGTTCTATTTTATAGATACCACTCGATAAAGTATTAATAGATCCATCAACTGGAACCCCTTTAATATACTTTGAGTTGTCCAATTCGATCACATTATCTTTTAATGCATAGTTGGTTAAGTTAGCTGGTGTGTCACTGATAAGTGTCCATTCACTGATACTAAAAGTTCCAATTGTTGTTAAAGCAACATTCGCTTGATAAATATCTAATCCACTGGTTACACAAGATCCAGTTCCATATTGACGTGTGATGTCAAATGGTGCTAGACCAGATACAATGTCGATGTTATCTACTTGGTTGTAAGACGCTTCAACGATCTCACTTAAACCCTCTCTTAAATCCTCAGCTGATATCTCTTGAGATAAATTATCCGGGAAGAGCGTTGAAATTAGATTTAATAAATCTGATTTTGATAAAGCCATTTTTATTTTTTATTTTTTTATTATATATAAAAAAGGAGATCCTACATATAATCTTCATTATAATCATCATTGAACTCACCAATAGATAGTTGGAGTTCGTTGTTGTCATAATTACTACCAGTGACAACATTTCTCTTGATGATGCCTAAGTTATAGACCAAAGAATTATTATTATTAGCCGGTAGATTAAACTCAACTCCGGTTATATCATCATTGATATTACTGATACCAGCCTCTATAATAAAACTAATAAAGTTGTCTATATTACCCCTTAACTTAGTTTGTAGATTAATGGGTGTCTGTCCTCTTTCTCCAATTACAATCATAATAATCTTCTTGATTTTATCGCTATTTCAGCGTTTTTTGAACCCTTAATGATTTGGAAATTATCAATCACAAATCCATCTATTTTTAATTGGGTTTCAATTAGTCCTTGAATACTAACGGGGTCAATGTCTCCATTCAAATAGTCTTGAATATTACACCCAACTGAAGGGTATTGAACCCAATCACCAGTATATGAATAGATGATTGACTTAGCGTGTTCATCATTAGCCACCACTACATCAAAATCACCATTCAAAAACATTAACTCTCCTTCATCATCTACTCGTAAGTCTTGAGCCTTTATATTTTTTAATTCCATTTTCTATATATTATTTTTTAAGATAGAGAACCTTTCGCTGTTGTTGAACCAGTTTGAGCAAATGCTGTACCAGTGGTTGATACCGGAATGCCTGGATTTACATCAGCTGATAGAATAGCATCAACTATAATAGATGATAGTTCGGTGGCATAATATTCTAATGCTTCCTCCACATCATCTTTACCCCTCATATCTAATAAAAGTTGTTTAATTGATGTTTTGATTGAATTCTGATTAACCATTATTTAAAGTAAATATTTTTTATATAATCTGATGTTTGATCTAAATCATCTTTATATTTTTGTAAAATCTGATCAAAAAGGACTTGATTTTGTGGTGATGGCACTGTTGGTCCAGCTGATGTATTCCACACTGCTTGTTTCAAGGCATTAAATAAATCACTCATTAATGTCTTATTAGACTCCACCATAAAATCTAATAGAACCTTCACTGTTAAATCATTTGTTACAACACCTTCTACAACTTGTTCAACATCACTAAACATAATAGCTATTGGATTTAACGAGTCTAAATAACCAATAATAATAACTGAATCCACGGCTGGATATGCAACATAAGTGGCTGTTTCTGAAACACTTAATAAAACGTTGTCCATGATAACATCTTCCTTAATCAATAAAACAGTACATAGATTTTTACTCTTATCAACTGAGATCACCTTAGCAATGTCTAAGTTTTTAGCATATTCTTTTCTAACACCCACCAACTCTTGTAAAAGTTCCTTAACATTATTCATGTCATATATATTAAATTTTGACTATTCCAAAAATAGTTTTTGAGTACCATCAAATATATTTAAGTCAGTACCCTTTAATTTATTTCCATCACCTTGGAAGAATACATCTTCATTGAATATATCACCAGATAGTTGGAGTTTAATACCAATCTCAACCTCTTGTCTAAAACCACCCTCACCAAAAGTAACCTTCTTACCTGTAACTAAATAAGCATTAGCCTGTGATATCTGATAAGGAGTGTTACTCTCATCTTTGAAACCAACACCCACAAAGGCAACTGGTTCATATAGATTTATCACTGGCATTCCATAAGTAGTAAATGTAGATCCTTTTTTAAAACCAGTGTAAGTATATTTTAGTTCTAATTGTTTATACATTTTTCGTAAATCATCTTCTGTATATTCATCTTTATCTGGGATTAAAACAATAGTGTGTTTATCACCACCATCATTACCAACTTCTACCTTAACTTCTTTTCCAGTCCTAGGTGAGATAGATTTAATAATATACTTTCTTAAAATCTCTTCCCCATATTGATACTTTAGATTTTGGGTTGATAGAATATAATTATATCCAGTGGGTAGTTCTTTAACAAAGTTATTCTTATCAACTCCTTCCTCTAATAAAACATCAGCTCCTTTTAGAAACCTATCTGATACTAAAGTAAATACTTTCGTGTTTTTTTCATTCCAACTATCGAAAGCCTTTTGATCTAAGGCATAGTTTAAATATATTATATTAGATGACATAAATGAATCGATGATAAACTTATCTCTTAAATATTTTAAAACATCCAAACCATTAGCTTTTGATAGTTTAAAATTGTGGATTTTGAAATCCGGGAATACATAATTTATATCGATTGGTTCAGGTGTAACCGGACTGGTTGAAAAAACCTGATCACCAAATCCACCATTATTATAAAGGAACCCAGAATAATTATTTAAAAGATATTCATTAGCTTTTTCTATAATGAAATCACCAATCTCTTTTAAGGTTCTAGTTTTAGTATCCATATCTAAGACTAATTTCTTTAGAATATAAGAATAATCTTGAACTCTAATAGTAACAAAATCACCATCCAAATTGATGTTATTAATAAACCCAGAAAAATATTCAGCATCGGCTCTGTTATATCCTAGAGATACTTCAACGAAACTACCTAACTCCATTGATTCACCATTCACTCCTTTAACAGCTCCAAAGTCATGGAAGATACCACCAAATGTTTCCCCATTACCTAACCTATCTATTGTTCCAAAAATATTTTTAGAAACAACTATGGTGCAGAAATTCTCTTCATTTTTAATATTCTTTTCAATCTCAACTGAGATTGGGTTAGTGATCTCTACTCGACCAAACCCCTTTCTATTATGGAACTTAATAGTACTTGTTAAAACATAAACCATTAGAATAATCTTAATTTTTCATTTACCTCAACCAATGAGCATTGGAGTTCAATCATATTAGAACTCTCACTACTATCAGAGAAGGCAATATTAGTAAGTAATAGTCTTTTACCTGGCATAATAGTTCCCAAGAACTCAGAGTCAAATTCAAATATAGTATAGTCTTGTTGGTACTCCAATAAGGCTTTAACTAAAACCCAATTCTTCTCATCCTTCCTAAAACCACCCGGTATTCTTATCACCATATTAACTAACTTTCCACTTGATGAGTTGATATAAGATCCATACCCTCTTCTACCAATTGGAGTGGTTGTTTTAAGTTCATTACTTTTAGACACTTGAATATCAGCTATTAAAATATCAATTTTGGGTTCCGGTTCCTCACCTTCTATCCTAGATCGGGAAAACCTGGCTTTACTAGTTAATGATATCTCATATAAACGATCCTCTGGTCTAACATTATTAAACTCCACAAATCCCTTTTTTAATATATCTTGTTGATTTGATATTTGTGAGGATCTGTTGGATTCAGAGATACTAAAAACTAAACCATAAGCCCCGGCTTTAACATCTTTTCTAACCTCTTCTAAGGCTGTGTTGGTTAATATCTTCTCTAAGTAATTTGGAAACTGACTCATCTCATTATTTTATTTTTAAAATATATCTGTAAAACCATTATCATAGGAGATCAAATCCACTGTAAAGCTGTAACAGTTCTTAACACCTAATTGGTTATTAACAGTAAAACCTCTAACAACAAATTTGTTGGCTCCCAATCCCTCTAATGAAGGATGAACTAATGTTATTATTTTTTTATCTAACATAGTTAAAACATCACTCATAAATTGAACTGGTTTTGTGTAAAAGTTATCATAGAGTTTAATATCTAAACTTATATCATACCCATTAACACCAACGATCTCACTAATAAATCCTTCAAATCCCTTGGGTGTTGTATTAACAACTCTTATACTATTAGATACGTTGATAGAACAAGTTTGTAGATAGAGTTTAAAATCGATACTATTTGGTCCTCCTGACTCCGGTGATTCATTGATCAACGCACCAAAAGGTGATGTTGTTTGAACTTCCAAATCTTTAATATTTCCTGTTTTAAGAAATAGATCAAATGAATCTCGATATGTATTATACTTCATTACTAATAGAGACCCTCGTTGATATGTTCTTTTATTATCAATATTAAAAACATTATTTAAGATTTTATCTGTAAGTCTTTCTGTTTGGAAATAGTTTCGGGTTGTTAATTCAGCCGTCTCTCTTTCTGGAAAAGCAATGTTATACAAACCAGCTTTGATAAAGCTTCTAGTATATTCCTCCCCTGTTCCTTTAACCAGTTCAGATAAATAATTATTAAAATAATCTTGATATGCCATATACTAAAATTGTGTTTGTGAATTATTAATAGATGATATTAAAATATTAGTCAAGTAGGCCTCGAATTTTTTAGCATCCATACCATTATCTACATTCTGTTCATCTATTTTAACTAAATTATCAATATTAAATATAATTGATTTTGTTTCTGATGTTACTCTAGCCACACCATTGGTTGATGAATCAGAGGCTCCTTTAACAGTCTTATCTTTTTTATCATCACCAAATAATGAACCAGTATAGTTGGCTGTAGATGTACCAGGGGTTGCACCACCCTTCTTCTCCAATCCCTTAATATCTGGATCTGACCATAAGAGTTTCATATTGGACATAAAATAATCAATACCGGCGGTAGCATCTCGTATCTCAACTTCTTTTTGACCAGCCCCTAACAGATTTAATAGTTTAACTATACCATTGTTTAAATAAGCAAATATATTATAAATAGAATCCACCGTAACATTGACAATCATATTAATAGCTTCAAAAACTGATATAATGCTTTTAATAATAACAGCCACAGCATCGGTTA